CAGATTCGATGAAAATATCAAGACCGCGATTCCACTTGTCCTGCTTACTTTCACCACCAGAGATTTGGTTTTGATCCTTCATCATTTTTTCTTTTGGTTCTTTTTTATGTATGAGATTGCTGACGGATAGTTCCGTGCAGTGTGAAGAATCTGTCCGTTGTTTACGATAACGAACTTCTTACTGTTTGCAAGTGGAATTGCCGCCCACATTCCGTCCTTAGTACAGTATCCATCAGGATAACCTTTATCAGGATCAAGAATAGATGTGTGTGAAATGTTTGGTTTGAGAAACTTCATCAAAACTTAGCATTGACACTGATTACTTTAGCATGAGGATTGCGTGCTAGAGCAACTGCCTTAGCCTCCTGATAATCTGTGGCAATAACTTCTTCAGTGAAGACTTTGCCAGCAACGTAGAGTTTGACTTCGCAACGCATGATTACCTCCGAACAGTAGAAATAGCAGGTTGACCTTGTTCAAATACAGTATCAACAACCGCCTGAACAGACTTGGCGGTGCCGATACCGACCTTATCATACACGGGAACACATACCAGTCCAAACGTCTTGTGACAGTCTCCCAAGCGGATCACACGACCGATTGACTGACTGATACCAATATAGTCCATGTTACGCATAAACAATACTGCCTCAAGTCCCTTGACATTGATACCTTCAGACAGGATAGAGTGATGCATCACAATGAAACGGGTATCATCGGTGCCCCACTGATTCAGAGTCTTGAAGAATTGCTCACGGGAAACTTTCTTACCATTGATGATTGCACCAGTCTTAGATGTAATATACATCCAGTTGTATCCACGCTCTTCAAGTTTTTCTGTGAAGTCAGTTTGAGAAACAAGACGAACAATCTGCTTGGTAGAACGTGCAGCAACCAGGATTTTGTTCAGGGAGTTTGCATCAATGGTGTCCAGCAGGTTCTTGTCATCAGACTGCTTGAAATCACCCTGAGGCAGTTGCTGAACCACAACCTTAGGGGGAAGAATGTAACCCTCTTCAACCAACTTAGGTGCGGGAACGTTACAGATAACAGGACCATATACTGCCCCGTCGTTCATACCAGGCTTGAAGATGGTAAGAGAGTGTTTAGGAGTAGCAGTGAAAAAATAGCAGCGGTCAGCGTCAGCAGAAAAATGCTCAGTGGCAGGGAAGAAGTTACGCTGGACAGAATTGTGCGCTTCATCAAAATAAATGGTGTTGACTTCGATGTCTGCCTGTTGTACTTTGTGCAGAGAATGATAGGTGGTAAAGATGATGCAGTTCTCACCTGCTGTGCGAGCAACATTAGCGAACAGGTGAATCTTCTCAGGATTAGTGGTGTGGAAATACTCAACATCACCACTGTGAACGTGCATCACATGGGTGTGAGTGGTAGAAACCAACTCAAGAAACTCCTTGCAAAGTTGTTCTGCAAGAAGAATACGAGGAGCAACAACAACAGTAGTGGTGCCAACAGGAACCGCTTGCTGATGAATAGCATCCTGAATCATACAGATAGTCTTACCACCACCCGTAGGGATGATGACTTGACCTTTGCTGTTGTCCCACATAGCATCAACTGCCTTGCGCTGGTGTGGTCGAAGAGTAATGGTCAAGTGCTGTCCCGTTCAGTATGGATATATTATACCACAAAAAAAGACCCTGCTGGGTCTCTGTGCCAGTTCTCCCACTGGACCTTAATGAAGTTATAGTTTCCAGAACAACCATACCAAAGGTATGTATAAAAGTCAAGAGTTTGACCCACCAACAACAGGATGTTTATTGCCAAAGAAAGATGTAATAGAATATCTCCCATACCCATCATAATAATCAGAATCTTCTATTGATACTTCATTCACACCATGCTCAACCCAACCAGGCATCATAATTAAAGAGTTGTTGGGACAATCAAAAGTGTAATTATATTTTGGAAAGATCAATTCACCACCAGTAAATACTTTTGGTTCTTTGTGAAAGTATGAAAATGCCAAGAATTGCATGGACTTATCAGTGTGTGGCTCATAGTATTCACCATTGTGATAGTATCTAACTTTAGTGCAATCCCAGTTAGAATCTTTAGCAATAGAGCAGCAATCATGTATCTCAGAGAATACTTCGAGGACAGGATCATCAAATACTTTTCTATTGACAGTCAGAATGTTTGATAGTTTTCTATGTTTATCATTGTAGATGTCATCTAGTAGTAGAGCATGTGAATTAGTTCTATCAATTACTCCACCAAAATCCTTTGCCTCTAAAAATTTTCCGGGTTTGGTATAAAAATTTAATTCTTCCCAAATTAGATCTAGTTCATCCTGATTATAGAAGTTATAGAATATAACATGTGGGAAAGGTGTATCAAATACTTCTGCTTTAATGTTCTCCATCATTCCACCTCCACATCAAATTTAACATCAACAAATAATAACTCTAGTGGTTCATCTGAATTATTAAATGCCTCGTGTAAGTTATTCATAACGTCACAAACTTGAGGTACACCCTCTTCCCATATCACTCTGCCTTCATTTATATCAATCCAATTCATGTAACATTTATCCCTGTCAGGAACTTTTAGAGGTATTTGTATTCTCTTATATGGATACCTCAAAATGTCAGGATCTTTGTGAGGTTTTAGAATAGTTCCAGGATAAAATGTGACGTAATTAGAAAACAATATATCATCATTGTCATATATTTCACGCACTCTATCTGTCATTAACTTATCTCTAATAATAGTTGTCTTCTTGACAGATTTTACCCAATAGTAATCAATTACTTTGTTAGAGTAACCATCAATAGTGGGTGCTTTCTTGACCGGGAAGTCAATATCTCGTGCCCATTCATATAAATCTGTCAAGTCTTGTTGTGTTATCATTTTTTTGTAAACACTCCAATCAAACCATCATTTATCTCTACATTATACAACTTTTGTTCCAACTTTGCATAATCTAGTTTATGTAATACTTTACCATTAACTACAGGACTTCCATTAAAACATATCAACCAACTCTTATCATCACCAGTAAAAGACTCTGTAACTAATCTTCCATCCCAATCTACATATTTTTCTGAAGTATTAAATCCATACATATGAAACGGTTCAGTCGAATGAAATATCGTATGATCGTGCAGATATTCTTTTAGATCAACAAAGTTATTATCCGAAGAATCTAACACTTTGAATTCAGATTCAAATGGTCTAGCAACTTTACCAGATCCATAGACTACGATTTGATATAATGTTCTTCTTTCATCAGTGTGCTCTGCAACAATACAATCAACGTCACCAAGTTCAGAACAAACAGAAAACTCTTCACATTTTTTGAAAAATCTCGTATATTTCATAATTCAACTCTCCTCATTTTAATTGGATATCTAGGTCTAGAAAAATACTTTCCCTCTATAACTTTACCCACTAGATCTTCTAAGTTTAGTTCATCGGACGAAATAGATTCTGGAGCATTATATGGATTTGTTGATCGTTCATTTATTTGACTTTCAACTATTCTTAGACCATATTTTCTAACCAAAGAGTCTAAGAAAAAATCTGAACTACTCATCTCTAGATTATCACAACCTATGGAATACTCGCAATAGGTATCAATCGGAGTATCCGACTTTTCATCGCAGAACTTTACTTCAATCCTATTTTCTTCAGGATAATACGCAACTATCTTAAATATTATCTTCATAAGTTTTAAACATTTTCCAATATTTGGGATTGATATATCCTGAAGAATAATCTAACACCTCTGGTTTATATACAAGAGTAATATCACCGACTATTGCTAGTCTTTCACCCTCATAAGAATTTCCATGTGAATCTGTGCAGTGTCTGAGTGTGCTTGGAAATAGTATTATATTTCCTTCTTTTGGATTAAGGAAGAATGTTGATGAATTAATCTCATTGAATTCTTCTACTCCATGTTTGTAGTCACTTACATTTAGTCCGGGAAATAAACTGTTACTGTTACTTGGATTTAGGAACTTAATTGCTTGGCAATTTTCTGGTGCATTTAGATAGTATGAAAATGAAATGTGACTTGTTGAATGGTTATGCCACTTAAGATTATCTGATGCACCTCTTGCTCTGGACAACCATGTCTTTGTAATTACAATATC